GCGGCATCTTGATTGACAAGTTCACCATTGCAATAAATTTCAAATACATTTGGTTTGATACCACGAATGATTTTATATGCTTTATTGCCAGTATCAAATTCAACCTCAACGACACAATCTTTATTGTTAATCGAATTTAATAATTGAGGTTTATTAATATCACGGAATGGTTTGCCAAATAGAGCAAAGCACAACGCATCGAGCATCGTGCTTTTTCCTGAACCGTTTTCACCTACAACTAATGTATTAGTGTTACCTGACAGATTGATTTCTGTAAAGTAATTTCCGGTGCTTAGTAAATTTTTCCAACGAACATATCGAAATAGTATCATTCAGCCACTTCTGTATTCAATGCTTCAACATAAAGTTCACGCATTAATGTTTTAAGTTTTTCAGGTTCAACATCAAGTGTTAAATTGTCAATATACTTAGAAAGTATAGTTATAGTATCTTCTGCTTGGTCAATAATGTCTTGGTCTAAATCAACATTCACATCTGTAAAATCTTCAACAATCGATAAATCGGAAACACCTGCTTTATAAAGACTGTCTATCACATGGTCGAACAAGAATGGATTTTGTTTATTCAATACAACAACTTTAACATAACACTCTTTGAGTTTTGAAAAATCATATTCTTTCCAATCTTCAAAGGTTGTTTTACCATCATCATATGTAATTTTGTGAAACATTGAAAAGGTGTTTTTCACAAAATTCATTTCACGGGTTTCAGTATCAAAGATATGAAAACCTTTTGGGTCATTCCAATCTGCCCATGTCATTTCATAGGGAGTGCCAACATAGGTAATATTACCATCTGTTGATTTGTGATGAAAGTGTCCTGTTAACACTACATCATACTTGGATAATGATTGTTTGTCAATACCACTTTCACAAACATTGCCTCTATCCATTTCAAAACCGGCAATCTCAAAGTGACCAAAACAAATTTGTGCCTTAGATTCTTTCATTCGGTTAAATATATCATCTACATTATCATCACAAATCCAAGGCACAACATCGATTGATACACCATCAAATTCTACGGTATCAAATTCTTCATAGATTTCAATATTACTATACTCATTTAATAATAGAGAGGGTGAGTTTACTTCAAGTGTGTTCTTATAGGCAACATCGTGATTGCCAATTAAAGTATGTAATTGAATACCTAATCGTTCACACTTTTCAAAAAAGTATTTGCGAGACAGGTAAAGAGAATTGAAATTGATAAACTTTCGGCGGTCGAACAAGTCGCCCATCTGAAAGACTACCTTAATATCATTTTCAATTAGGTATGGAAAAAATACTTCATCATAAAATTTTTGGAAGTATTTGTGAAAATCTAAAGAATCACCTCGAGCACCGAAGTGAGTGTCACCCAAAATGCATAATTTCATATTAATTGGCTTTTGAAACCTTCTATTTCATCCTTGAGTTTAAGTTTTTTCTTTTTGAGAAAGGTAACTAATGCATCGTTACCATAATGTTTTTCTTCTTCTTTAATATCTTTATCTAAACCATCGTGCATTTCTTGGAGATGTTTTATATGATGCTCAATTTTTAATCTATCCATTATATCGCCTTTTTGAGAGGTTGTCAATAGTTATTCAGGTAATTCTTCTTCCATAAATTTTTCTAGGCCTTTAGTCTTGCCTTCTTTCTTCTTGCGTTTGTTTTCTTCAAAGTTAAAAATAAACTCAGAAATGTTATCATACAATTCAAACTGCCTCATATTTCCATTTTCATCTTCAAACATTTCATGTTCATCAAGAATACCAAACTGTTCTGTTGCCTTGTATTTGACATAGAGTTGTTTCTTCTCTTTCATAATACGGCGTAAAAAAGCATAGTAAATAATCTGTGTGAAATAGGCAAATGGGTTCTTTGATTTGTCAGGATCAAAATTACGGAAATACATTAGGCAATTTTCAATACCATCTGAAATCATTTCATCACGGAAAGAATATGATATGAAGTTAGGTTTGCGTGATAGATGGTCAGCAATTTTATAGAAACACTCTCCAATATAGTTTGGAATCTGAGGATCTTCTTTGCCATCTTTTTTAGCAATCGCACATTTGTCACGATAATCAATTAAAGCCGACAAAAAGTCTGCGTTGTTTACATAGTGTTTAGTTGTTTTAGCCATAATATTTACCTGTTTAACTGTTGACAAAGAGCTTGACAAAGTGTATCATCTCGGTGTCCCTTTTGAAAATTAATGTAATTTGTGCTTCTTTTTTTCCTTAAGCACTTCAAATAATTCTTCTTCATCTATTTCTTCCTCATCATAATCATCTTCTTCTTCATTCGAGAAGTCTCTTTTTTCTTCCATTCTTTGTTGTGCCTCAATCACAACTGTACCATAATAGTCAACTAAATCTTCTTTAGGTTCAATAATTGTAAGTATGTCTGAAGAATAAAGAATTGCACTATTCTCTTTGATAACTTCAATTGGCAACCAAGGCATCATCATCATCACAGTTTGACCTGTAGGTATTCTTTTAAAGATAATATGCATTGGGTTATCTAAAAAGATGGTATCATTTTCTTCATCTTCAATGATATCTGCCATAATATCTTCACCACTTTGAAGTCTTACTATTTTTATATTGTTATTAGGAGTTAGTTCCATTTTTTATTTCTATGTTGTAAAACTTGTAATTAAACTTTTCTTCATCGTATATTTTAACACGCTCGATGAAATGTTTCAATGTGTAATTGGCAAATTTGCCTACACGGAAGTCATCAACAATATCAAATAGTGTTGCCTCTGTTTTATTTTCACCTATACGAAGTCCACGACCTATTGACTGAAGATTACGGATGCGGGATTTGGATGGACTGGCAAATATGATATTGTGAAGGTTACGGATATTAACACCAGTGCTAAAAGTGCCGTAAGAAGCAACAATGATTGCATCTGTTTCTTTTTCAGTAATTGACCGAACTGATTCACGAATCTCAACATCGGTGCCACCAAATACAAAAAATACATGCCTATTTTTTGCGTGTTCTTTAATATTTGCATATAAATTTTTTCCATGTTTTTCAACGAATTGAAATAATATAAGAGAGTTGCCTTCTAAAGACAATGATAAGTTACGAATGAAATCGTTTCTATTTTTGTTTTGGACAATATAATCTATTTCTGTGTTATAGTCCCAATCTTTTGCCATCTTGCAAGTTGCTTCTGAATATTTTAATATCAGACATTTAATCTTAAATTCAGCAAGTTGTCCTTTCTCAATGAGTTCGGATGTAGATGTTGCTTTATAAACAGGTCCAAATAAACCTTCTAATACAAGGCGATGTGTTTGTGTACCATCTAAAGTACCTGTTGTTCCTATTCTATATTTAGCGTTAGTGCAACCTGAAAGAATAGTTGTCAACGATTTGGCCTTAAACTGGTGTGCTTCATCACCAAGAACAAAGTCAAATTGTTCAAAGTATTCTTTGTCGTTTTTATAGATTGATTGCCATGTAGTGATGGTAAGAAACTTGTTTGTATGTTTTTCTTTACCTGCATATTGGCGGTGACAATATTCTTCTGAATCATATCCATACGATTCAAAGTCACTATACATCTGTTCGACAAGTGAGGTTGTGGGAACAATTAACAATCCTCTTTTATGTTCTTGTTGTAAATAACAAACAATAAGGTATAAAATTAAACTTTTGCCACTAGCCGTTGGTGACAGTAGTAAAATACGCTTGTTGCGTATTGCATGAATAAAGGACTTTAATTGATAGTCCCTAACTTCATGTGGTAAATTTAAAGTATCAATAAGTTGTTTTGCTTCTACCACCGAATAGTTTTCAGTAGTTGAGATATCCGAATCGATTTCTAATACATAATCTCTTTCTTTACAAAACTTTTCAATGTAAGGAACAAGTCCATGGTAGATTGTAAACGACCGAAGGTCGGCTAATCTTATTTTTCCATCCCACATACGAGATTTGTATGCAGGTGTAAATTGATAACCAGGAACATAAAAAGTAAAGTAGTCACTCAGTTCTTGTGCAGTACCTTTATCACACTCAAACTGAATAAATGCTTCATTCTTTTTGTGGAGAATAATATCAGACACCTTGAATAAATCTTTCCCATGCTATGAAGTCACGCAATTGAAATGTGCGACTGTTTAGTTCTTTTAATATGGCGGTGCAAACTTCAACAATCTCATCATGCATAATTTTTTGTGCAGAGTATTTGTTTAAATCTTCATCACTCTCCATATATGTAGAGAGGTCTGATTTGAGAACATATGGAAAAGGATCCCATTCATATTTTTTCAAATCATCATCATCTAATTTACCTGTGTAATATTCCCATTTAATCTTTTTCATTTTGTTATACTTAAACTCCGCTTCTTTGGAAAGCAAACGGTGTCGGCTAAGTATGTTCAAATACTTACTGTGTAATTTGGGAATATCGAGAAGTGCCTTACCAGGTTCGGTTCGGTCAATGTCGGCGTCTTTACGCCATTCTTCCAATAGTTCGTCTAATTTGCTCATAATAAAAACCTCCTTTAGAGGAGAATACACTAATTGACGGTGATTGTCAAGCGTTTTTAGATAAGTTTTTCTATATCGTAGTAACTGTACCTGAATGTTCCGTCTGCCGTAATTTGACTGTCGGGACTATCAGACGCTGCCATAATAAATGTAGATAGTGTTGTAGGGAACACATCGTAAAATTTAAACCTGTAATGAGGTTTGTTTGCGGATGATAAAATGGTAATTGATGCATCAGAGTATTGTGGTTTCAAAGATGTTCTCATGCCAGAAACTTTATTTAAATTACCCAAGTTTCTGTATTCTGCAAAGTCAGTTGGGAAAGTCATTGCACGAATCCAATCGTGTATTTCTCTCCATGCAGTCAATTCTTCATCAACAAAAAAAGTAACATTCAATAAATCATAAATTGCTTTTTCACCAGGTATATACAAGTCAACAAATGGAGTATTTTGTGGAATTTCAGACAAAGAAATGCCTGGCACAGATACAGACTGGCAAAAAAATTGCATATTTGGCAACCTACTAAAGTTTAACGAAAACTTATTAGGTTGTAAAAAATTTTGATTTGTTGGATTTCTGTCGAGTGCTGTCATATCTTTATTTATGCGAAAAAAAAGACCCACTTTTTAAGGTGGGTCTTTTAAGATAGTCTCTTATCGTTATTATTATTAACGAGACTTTATAGATTACATCAAGTTGGAAATCTTGAACGCACGGTAGTAAACATTGGAGTTTACATTGATTGTTCCAGAACCAACTGTTGTACCTTCTGCAAATGGGTTGGCAACGAGACCATAGCGTGTCTTGAAACCAATTTTTGGTTGGAAGGTACCTGTGTCAACTGCACGAACCATTTGTAAAGGAACATATGGGCAGTAGAACAAGCCAGCGTCATAAGCATTAGAACCCTTATAACCAACAACAGCGAACTCAGATGTAGATGATGTTGGGAAGTATGGGTCAATATAGACCTTGATACGACCAAACAATGTACCTGCAAATGTGTTACCTGTGTCATCAACTGTCAATGAAACATTTGATGCGAGAGCAGAGTTGTAATCAAGAATGCCTGCCATAGCGAGTGCAGATGCAACATCGCTTGAGCAAATCATAATGTTACCTTTACCTCTACGAGTTGTTTTGGCAATTGTATTAGCTTCACGCTCGATTTGGAACGCAAGGCCTTTAACTTTTTCAACCATCCAACGACCATTTGAGTCGGTGTCTAAGTCGAATGTGCCAGCCTTAGTTGTACCTACTTGTGCGCCACTTTTTGCGGTTGCGTAGATTGTGCGAATAACTTCACGGTTAATTTCAGCAAGAATCTCAGATGAGAGAATGTTTGCTAATTCTGTTTCAGCGTCAAGACCATGAACTGCTTTCAAGTCTTGTGCAAGTTCCATTGAGTATTCTGCTTTCAATGCACGGCTACGAGCAGTTACAGTAACTTTCTCAATAGAGAATGCCATTTCTTGGAACACATTAGAACCGTCACCTAAAGCTTCACTACGACCAGTAGTCATTGTGTTTGGTAATGATGCAAACAATGTGTTAGCGAAAACATTACCTGAAGCAGCTGTATCAGACTGCAATGAAATTGAAGGAACCGCAGCAGTAGCGCCACCAGAGAAGCCTGCATTTGCTTCGTCATAGAATGCTTCTGTGCCAAGTTGTGTTGCATAGCGTGAACGCATTGCAAAAATCAAACCAGTTGGACCTGTCATTGGTTGAACGCCTGCGATATCATAAGCGATAAGGTTAGGCAATGAACGGCGAACTAGAGAGATTAAGATTGGATCAAAACCTGCAACAGGTGATGATGCAGAACCACCAAAACCGCCAGAGGCGACTGTGTTGGTCATTGAGTTTGTTGGACCGGCTTCTGTAAGAATACCTGCAGCCTTTTGCATTTCTTGAGCTTGGTTCTCAAGAATAACAGCAGTTACAGCTTTCTTATATGGGTCTTTAATAGGTGCTAATTCTGGATGATCCAGAACGCCTTCCCATTTTTTTTGTAATTGTTCGGACAAATACATTGAGATTCTCCTTAGAGTTTAATTAAATTTTTGTTTTGGAAATTGCTTGTGATACCATTGCAACTAGAGGGTCGTTAATATCAACCTTCTTAGCATCAGTATCTTCTACCTGTTCGTGTAAGTCTCTTTCATCTGCTTTTTTAACACCAGATGGAAAATAGTTCTCACGAATTGTCTCAATCTTATTTTTGTATTCGTCCTCTGTGGAGAATTCTACACTCTCTGCGAGTGATTTGATTTTTTCGATTTGAGTTGTTGTGAGACCATCACATACTTCACGGGTAATATCATTCTTGCGGGACTCTACAAGTGCTTTTGCAAAACCAACACCACGCTCGATTTCTTCGTTGAGTTTACCTTCAAGTTCTTCAACTTTACCGGCAAGTTCATCAACCAAGTCAACTTTTTCAGTTGGAACATCGATGTAATGTTCTGCAAATAGATTGCGTAGACCTGCAATAAAATCTTCTGTGAGTTCAGCACGGAGACCGGACTCAATTGCAATTTCGTTATCTGCCAACCACTGCTCAACAACATAGTTGAGGTAGTCATCTACTTTAGTAGTTAAGTCGGCTTTGATTTCTGTAACTGCTTCTTCGAGCATTGAGGCATATTTTGTCTCAACTTCTTCTTCAATTTGTTGAACACGGTCTAATACACGAGCTTCAAAAATTGTAGCAGCTTTGGATTTGAATTCTTCAGAAATGGTAGAATCGTCAGAAAATAATGCATCAATATCTTCTTTCATTTTCTTCTTCATCATTTCTTTCTTTTCGTCATCATGCATTTTTTCAGCAATGATTTCTTCATCTTTTTGCTCATCTTCTTCTGCCATTTTTTTCATGGCATCTTGCTTGTCAGCTGAAGCAGCAGATGGTTTTGTTGTTGGAGCAGTTGCACTCTTAGCGGCCTTAGTTGCATCGATTTTGTTAGAATCGTCATCCGGCTTGTTATTTTGAGGAGTAGGACCGCCTAGGTCTACTGCATCAGCACCTGCTAATTTTTCTGGTGGCATAGCTGGAGCTGATTTCTTGCTTCCTGCAAGAATGTCTGCTGCGGCTTCCATGAGTTTATTTGTTGCCATTAGGAATCTCCTTATGATTTCTTATTTATAAAATTAAAGTTTTCTGAGGTAATTTTCGAACAGTTTTAGAGCAGTTTCCTCTATTTGGCTTTTGGAAGCTCTCTGAATTGTCTTTTTAAAACGGTCGTGGTCTGCTTCTACAAACTTTCCATCAACCATCATCCATTCTTTGTTTTCCATAATACCGTTAACAAAGGCACCCGGTGCTGATGGATCCGCAACAATGTCTGCGGCAGTCGCAAGGCGCAAGTCATCTTGAACCAAATTGTATCCTTCTCTAGTTTGAGTTAAAGAACCCAAAGCTCTTGAAGAAACGCCAACCTGAATATCGTTATCGATAAAGTTTTTTACAATTTGTCCGTATGGTGTTTCAAGAATTAGTGCTTTACCGTAAAATGAATTACCATCTTCTTTGAGAGACACAATTTTATGTGATACTCTTTCAAGGTTAATAGATGGCGTATCTGGATGTCCTAATTCACCCAAAGCACGGTTTGTATCGATGAATTCTTCTGTATAACGCCCAACTTCTCGGCGTAATGTATCCATCTTATACATGCGATTGTTTTTGTTGACCTGTTCGCCAACAAGGAAAGTTCCTTCAATGAAAAGTTTCTTTTTACCGTTTTCTGTTGCTTCGGTAAGATACTTTACATTATCGATTGTTTCGGTAATAAGTTTCATTTTACAATCCTATTAATGCAGGGTCAAATGTGGCAGTCTTACTTACTGTCAATAAAAGAGTGCCACCTGTACCTGAATTTGTTACGAAAATGTTTGACGATGAATTATTTGCAATCGAAATGTCATATTGTGCCAAAGGCCAATCTACATTACCACCACCAGTTAAATCTATCACCAAAACAGCTGTTTGAGCAGTATTAGCATTATTACCACGATATATTTTCCATGCACCATCTGATTGTGCAGATATATGTGTAATTGAAGCATTAGTAATAGTTTCGTCACTACCAGTTGATAGTGTTGATAAATTAATTGGCGTTGCAGTATTACCGACAACACGGATAACCGATTTACTTCTTTTGTTGTTAATAATTTCGTATGGCATTTTATCTTAGTCCCATTGATGCACGCCTACGCATTGACATTTTTCTTTTCAACATCGTGCGGCGTAATTTAGCTCTTCTAGTTGTTTTCCAAGACCGTTTTAATAAACGAGCCTTTCTTAATCTTTCTGTTGCAGGTATTCTTTTTACGGTGTTACCTGAAATTCTATAACCTTTAATACCAGAGCGTCTGCGATTCTTTTGAACCACAATACGACCTTTTGCGTTTCTTCTAATTCTACGGCGAACTTTTGTAATTCTACCTTGCTTGATAAGATTTGGATTTCTTTTCTCATCAAGTTGTTCTTCCACTTCTTCAAACATGTCGGCTACAACATAACGCTTTGCTTCTTCTAAGCGTTTTGTTGTAATTTCTTTTAGACGGTCACAACAAAATTGTTTTGCTTCGTCTAATTTACCGGTAATAATTAAATCTATTAAATTCATTTTGCTCTACTAAATGCAAAGTCAGATGCTTTAACTAAATGTGCAGGTGATTTGTGAACCATATCTGCAAATTTCTTTTTGTTATCATCATTTAAAGCTTTATGAACTTGCGTAATAGCAGAGGCAGTGAAGTGGTCTACCTTGCGAGTTTGACCATTTCCAAATTTAACTGTTTGTGCCTGTTTATCAGAAACGATTTTATGGAGTTTATCTATAACAGCTTCTTCCAGTTCCGTTTCTTCTGCTTGAACAGGCGCATCAATACCACCACCATAAGGTATTGAAAAATATTTGTCTAATTTCTGATTGTAGTAAAGTGCAATCTTTGTATTGTTAGGATACAAACGAATAGACTTACGCTTTAATACAAGCACAAATGGTGGGTCATTATTTAAATCTAATGCCTCATCAAGTTGAATACTCTCAACTTGTTTTTCATCTTCTTCACGAACCGCTTGTCTAGTTTTTTGAAAAATCTGTTTATTGTTGCTAATTATATCTATCATGCGATTAAAAAGATTACGCATGATTTCTCTGTCAGCATTATTAAACTGAGGACGCTCTTCGGTCATCTTATCTAAAATGCGATGAATTCGTGCAAGTTGTGCCTTATTAGCTAAACCTGCACGAACTAACATGTCGAACTTTGAATAGTCCGACTTTTCTTCTTCTACAAGTTGTCTAAATTCTTGTAAATTTATCATTCAGCTTCTGTTTCAGTTTCTTCGGTATCCTGAACTTCTACTTCTTTACCTGTAAATAAAGACTGTGCAAGTTCTGTTTTTTTGGCATCAAGTGCTTCAAATGCACGGGTGGAAAGAAGGTCATTTAAACTTTCTTTGGCTCCAATTGCATTTCCAG